CTGGGGAGCGGCGTTTACGGGCTGGGAAAAGAGCCATCTTATCCGCATCCGAATTGTCTATGCACCATCGTAACCATTCACGAGCAGCCGGAAGAGTTTGTGGAAAAGTTAAAAAAATGGAAGGAACAAGGGCCTGATCCGGAAACGCTGAGGATTGAAAACTGGTATCAGCGCGTACACGGGCAACCTAGTGCTGAGGTCAAGGGTTTGCCTGTATTTAGTATGATGCCTGGTTATGATGATGCGGCAGACCGCGAAATAATCGGCCGGGCGCTGGCCAGATTGCCGGAAACGCACTTAAACATGCTGAAAGCTGCGGATGTCAGGATCGGAACCGGATGGACAGAGGATTTTTCCCGCTATGACCGGCTGGGGAAAATGTATTTAATGCGCAAAGGTGTTGAAATAGAAGACGTTTTGCATGAGACCGGCCATGCCGTAGAGGACTTCCTTCAGATCTATCAAATGAAGGAGTTTGTAAAAGTTTTGGGGAATGGTATACCATTGGAAGAAATGTCCCTCGCTAATTTTGTGATGGAGGAAGGCTTTCAAAAACCCTTTTTGCGACTGGAACATTCAGAGGTCAAAAAATTCATCAGCGCTTATCAGTCCCGCCTTCAGAATGAAATAGGGCTGATGCATCAAAAAAACGGGAAATGGCTGTTTAATCCTCAGAGCTTGAGGGAGTACTTTGCGGAAGGATATAGGGAATACATTGATAACCCAGTAAATTTAAGGGCAAAAGATATATTGTTTTATGAGTTTATAAGGAGGCTGATGGATGATGCGGGATAAACTTAATATGCCTGACGATGCTCTCAAGCGCTTTATGAAAGCCGGCACGTTTAATGAGTGTATGGATGTTTTAAAAGCAACTTTTCCCGAGGTATATCCGGATATACAATTTAACCAGCTTCCTGACGCAGTTAATCGGCATCTGGTGGCGGTAATGAGACGGAATGCTGGGGATCTGTATGATCCACCGGAGGATCCGAAAGGATTTTTCCGAATTCCCTATCGAAGTAACCAGCATGATAACGATAAATAACGGCCGATTTTCAAGGATTTTTCGTTTAACCAAGGAAAGGAGATGAATAAATCATGAGGGAATACTGGTTACACCGGCCAGCGGGAGAAATGGCCGGCAATAATGAGGCGCCGGTTTATCTTCAGGCAGGCATATCAGGCGAAATAAAGCCGGAAGATATACCAACGGCGCCGGAGGTAGACTTGACAGCACTTAAAGCCGGCGACGACGATCCGATGGAGGTGGTAGTAGAGGTTCCCACAGGCAGATCCAAGCGTGGATGGAATTATAAACCGGAAGCCATACAGGCCATAGTCAAACGAGTACAAGAAAAAACCCTTTCTGGGTTCCTGGGACATCAGAAGCAGGAAGATTTGGAAAGTGAATTCAAGCCACCGGTAACTCACTGGATAGGCTCTGTTTGGAAAGATGGAAAAGGATATTTTCGCGGCGTAATTGACAGCGGGGCAAAGGATCTGAAACGATGGCTCAGATCGAAGCGCATTAACCAGGTTTCTATCTTTGGGTATCCTAAGCTCTTGAATGTCAACGGGGAAACACAGGTGGTTGATTATATACCGCTGTCAATTGATTGGACCCCCCTGAATAGGGCAGGGATGCCCACGGCAGTGGTCTCTATGGGTGAAATAGATGTAATTAATTCAAAAGGAGGACAAGAACCGATGAAATGGAAAGAGCTTATCGCGCAATTAAAAAGCATGTTGGCCTCGGGAGAGGTGACCCGGGCGCAGGTGATCGGAGAGATGGGCTGGAAAGCGGCCGAAGTGGCCGGGGAACTGGACGCCAGTTGGCTTAAGGAGATCGAGAATAACGAAGAATTATTGAAGAATATCCGTGAAGCAATGGCGATCGCCGGCGAGATGGACGTATTGGCCAGCGTGAAAGAAGCTTACAAAGCTTTGGAAGAAAAGAAAAAAGCAAGCCGGACGGAATTAATTGAGAATGTCGTCAAGGAAAAGGTTATCGGAGAAATGGCTCAATCATTGGTTTTAAAAATGCTGATAGTGCCGGAAGGCGCTACTAAGGAACAAGTAGCTGGCGAAATCGATAAAATACTCAATGACCCGGCGTTAAAAGACGCCCTGAGCAAATTACATATTGACCGTCCTACTTATGCCGGTGCCGGGGAGCGGAGCAGGGATTCTTCAAATATGCTGGTGTCCCGGATGGTGAGTATATGAGTACATTGATAAAATTTAATCCCCAATCTCAGTCCTTTGTTAGTCAGGGCGCCGGGGGAAAATTTGAAAATCGGCCATTCTCATGTCAGGGAATTGTAAAAAACACGCCAGCACAATATCCCGGGCCAAAAGTGCTTTCCGCCGGAAAATGGGCAACGCAACAACTGCAAATCTTAAGCTGAGGAGGTTAATTATGGTTTTCCAGTTGCAAAAAATAGTGTTGGCCTATCTGGAGGCCGCCAACAGTTTTATGAGGCTGCAATCAACATGGATTGAATATTGGTCGATCCATAGGCTAGGTTGGCAGTTCTCTATAAATAGTTTAGAGAAAAAGCTAAGGAGGGATAAAACATGGGTAGAAAAGTAGGCGGAGGAAGCTCAGTAAAAATAGTCGTGCCGGCAAGTACGGTAATTACTCAGGGCGATTTTTATTTAATTAATGGTTTCCTGGGTATGGCGGTACAATCGATTGAAACAGACGCCGACGGCAAGACAATCAAATTTAACGGATATTCAATTCCGGCGGGGAGTGTTCCTGCGAAAGTAACATTAAACATTGAGTCCGGTGAATATGAAACTGATCAGATTGATGCAGTCGATACCTTCGCCGTAGGCGACAAGATTTATTGGGACATAATAAATAAACGGTTTACCACAGTGGCTAAAGATGGGGTTTTCTGCGGCATCGTCACGCAGGCAAAAGATGACAACAATGTGATTTGGCTCTTGTTCGCGCCGCAACAGGATATAATGAAGCAGGCAGCAACGGTTACTGCTATTATTGCGGCCGATGCAGATGCGACTTATGGAACAGAGGAAGCAACTCTAATTAATGAATTGAAATCGGATTTCAATACTCTGCGGACGAACCTGATTAATGCCGGCATTATTGCCGTTTAAGGGAGGTAAAATTAATGAAAATCATTAGCGTTGAAACACTTTTGAAAGAACGCCGGAAACAGAATATTGAAACGGAGGTTCCTTGCATCCTCCCCGGGGGCAAGATGGCGTTTATTAAGAAAAAAATTATTAACGGCGAAATGGAAACCTACGCGTTGGCCAGGCCTATTGGGGAAATGATTACTACCCTCGTCGGGTTGGAGAATATCATTCAAAAGTCGGTGATTGATTTGGAGTTGGGCCGGGAAGCGGTTCCCTTGCTGTATGGCCCCATTTACCGGCGGCTAGAGGATGCGAATTTCACCCAATTCGTGGACGTTACACCCTTTACCAATGCGCAGGTTGTGTTTCTTGAGCATATGGAGCTGGAAGAAGTAAAGTTTGGCAGCAGAAAAATCGGCGTCAAGGATACGGTGCCAATCATCACTTACGCGGCCGGCCTGCAATGGACTGAGGACATGGTGCTTTATGATAAAACATGGGAAATAACTGAAGCAAATAGAGCGTTTGGTGAGGCGTACAACGCTTTGTTGAATCATATTCACTTAAATCCGATCATCGGATATACTTATGCAGCCAAGAATAAAACCGCGGCCGATACCACGGGCGCCACTTTGTTGGAGAAAATGCGCAATACCCTCAAAGCAGCCCTGATCCATTCGTCCCAGGACAAGAACACAGACACCAAAAGCCCGCGCCGGCCCAATATCCTGTTGGCTCATTCTAGCAGGCGCTGGGACATCGAAGAGTGTCTGCAGCGGATGCAGCTCGGCGGAACTATCTACCCGGCCATTAGTCAGATCGACACCCTGATTTTTTATGATGGATGGTCTACTGCGGTAGGCGAGAAAACTTACGAATATTCCGGAGTGACTAGCACCAAGGCGTATCTCATTGAAGCTCAGAAGTATTTCAGGGAACTGGTTAAGCACGATTTGAGAATCGACGCTTCCGGAGCTGACATCACCCGGCTAGTTGAAAATGCCATAGTCGGTCGGGCCCGGCGGGGCGTGATCGCTTCGCCATCAAATTCTGTAGAAGAGGTTACTTTGCCATCGTAATTTATCAGGCTGAGGCGATGATTTTATGACTTCCACCCCGGAATTGCGTACCAAATTGAGAAAATATCTGAATGAAACAATCCCCGCCAGCGGGACGGACGCGGATACTAGGTTCCTTGATGTGGAACTGGATGAAATGCTGGTGGAAGCGGAAAATATTTATAAGGCGGCTGCCAAAGGATGGGTCATCAAAGCTGGCCTGCTGCAGGGTGATATCGAAAGTTATAGCGTGGGCGAGGAGAAATATGATTTGACGTCGCTAAAAGACCAACTGGCGTACGCTCTGGCTATGGCGAATCAATATGTTTCCCTGGCCAGCATAGCTGAAAGCGGGCCGGTTACCTCCGGCGTTATTCTCAAACTAAGCAAGCCAGAGGTGATCTAATGGACAGCACGATAACATCATGTCGAGATAACGTCATTTGGGCAATTAATCAAAACCCGGTGACAATTACCATAACCAGAAAGGAAAAGATAAAAACGGAAGGTCATTTTATTGAGAATATATCACAATTTAGCCCTTTAACTGTTCGGATATTTCAAATGAGCAGAAACATCAAAATAGAAAGTCAGATCATAGGTACCAGAGAGATTGATACAGGATGGGGACTGTTGGCCGATTGGCAGGCAGATTTACGGGCAGGACCTAATGTCCAGGATGAATTTGAGGTTCCTGGCATGGGTTATTTTGTTATTAAAGCAGTGTATCCGCAAAAGATTCATGGGCAGATAATTGGGTATCAAGCAGAACTAAGGAGAATTCAATAAAGATTTGGAAATTTAATAAAAATTTAAAAATGTTTAAGTCCTTTTTAATGCTGGTTTAATAGGTGATTTTTGCAATGACATATATGGTATAAATTAGGCTATATTTTAAGAAAAATCGTTATTATGGATTAAGCTGTATAACTGTCCAATTAACGTAATGCGTTCTACGGGGTTTTAGCGGGGTTTTTACTGTATGTGTATATGTATAATTTATATGACCTATAAAAATTTACAGGCTGGTTTTAAACGAATTTAAACGGGTTTTAAACGGGTTTTAAACGGATTTTAAAGTAAGGAGAATACAGGGATGGCTTTCGGTGACCACGCAATTGAATATACCAGACGCAAAATTGCCGGAATGCACGCCCTTCTCCAGAACTGGGCCGGTCATCTTGAAGGTGAAGCAAAGACCCAGGCATCCTGGCACGACCGCACTGGACATGCCAGGCAGAGTATTCACTCGGGAGTAGAGATTGGCGATGAAGAGTTTGTTCTATACCTTGCTCATGGGGTTGAATACGGTGGTTTTCTGGAGGAAGGAACAAAACCGCACATAATCAGACCAAAGGAAAAAAAAGCGTTGTACTGGTATGGGGCGTCCCATCCCGTCAAGGCAGTGCGGCATCCGGGCACTAAACCCTATGCGATCATCAGCACAACATTGGATGCGAATATCAGCCGGATCAAAAAAACCGTGCTGGAATACTGGGAGGATTAATCATGCGGGCAGCGATCAGACAGAAACTGATTGACAATATCCCCGAGATCGGCGACAGAGTATATGAGCCCCATGCGGCCGGAGCCAGCACTCAAAAACCATATGTAGCATTGCGACAGGGAGTGGATTCAGAGGAAAGCCCTTGGGCAGGCTTTAGGCGGATCATCGAGGTTTGGCCTTATATGGCCCGTACCACTTTTCAACAGGTTGACGATCTGGCCAACAAAATAACCGCGGCCCTGGACAAACAGATTTTGACCGATGCCGGTACCAGTGAAGTCTTTACCTGCCAATACTTAGGTACAGTTGGCCAGGATTACGTAGATGAGGACT